TCACAATGAAACTTTTCTCAAAAGAATAATTTCATTGTGACCGAGATTAGTTTCATTGTAGGAGAAAAGTTTCATTGTCCAAGAGAATAGTTTCAGTGTGAAAAAAACAGCCCTTACTACCGCTTGAGTAGGGGCTGTTTTGCTTTTGATAAACAAGTAACCGTTTATACCTTCTTGAATCTGTTTGCGAAGGTTCTTATATTCCTTCTCCTCCTCGTTGAGTTCCTTCTTCTCTGCAGTTGAAAGTGATTCTTTGCTTTTTTTGGCTTCCTTAACCTTCTCCGACTTATTAATTATTGTCTGGATGTCCTGATTTAGGCTTCGGAATCCCTCAATGCTCATGCGCCACCGGGGGTGTAACGCAAAGAGCACCCCCATAAGGAGTGCAGATGCGCCTTGGTGGTATACATATCTTTTCGGTGCAACAATGACACTTATCTTTGGGTTAAGCGTCATTGTGGGAGTTAAGTGTCATTGTAAAAGTTTAGTGTCATTGTGCTTTATACGCATAAAAGAACAGCCCTTACTACCTCTTGAGTAGTACGGGCTGTTTTGATAAATCATTAAAACCAAGATTTTCTTTGTGCCTTTCTGCTGCCATTTAGAACTTTATCGATATCACTTAGAGTTTCGATTTTCAGAAGATGCTCAAAACCATAAAAGCCTGTTTTGGTACCTCTTCTTCGCAAGGCTGGTGGCAGAATCAGATCATCGTCTTGATAATTGTTAAGGACGTCAATTGTAGCCAGGTCACAAAGTATAATCGTATCCTCGGTACGCTTAATATTAATGAGTTCGGGTCTATGTGCCACCTTGTGTATTATAGGAAACTTATTTAACTCTACAGTTTTAATACCCACATTGTAGCCAAGCATTCTCAAATCCGCCGTGTTGTAATCATTTGAATAGCCAATACTCCAATCAATAAAGGATGTTCCAAATAAAATCTCCATCGCACGTTCGCCCATCATACCGGTAAAAAAGCGTTTATACTCTTGTCCGTGGTCTATCAAATGATGTGCTTCGACAGCTTTTCGCTCTATTACAGCACGTACAAAATCATCGATTTGGGTCAAATCTTGCTGCGTTAATTTTATATAAACCATATTGGGTTTACATTTCACAACTTCGTCAACAAAATTTCGCACTATTTTCAACTCCTTCTTTCCGGTTCATATTGACTTTTATAGCGCAGTGCGCTATAATAAATCAAAATTATATAACTTGGAGGCTTTTATGATAGAGATCAAAGAGAAACTGCTTGAGGGCTATACTTTCATCGACCTGTTTGCTGGCTTGGGTGGATTCAGAATTTCCTTAGAATCGCTCGGTGCAAAGTGCGTTTACTCTAATGAATGGGATATTCCGGCACAAGAAGTTTACGCAGACAATTTTGGTGACACCCCTGAAGGCGACATCACACAGGTGGATGAAACCACTATTCCCGATCACGATATCCTTTGTGCAGGTTTCCCTTGCCAGGCGTTCTCAATAAGTGGCAAACAACGCGGATTTGAAGACAGCCGTGGTACATTGTTCTTTGATGTTGCCCGTATTGTGAAAGCAAAACAACCTCGAATTGTCTTTATGGAAAATGTTAAGAACTTCGCATCTCACGACAATGGCAGAACCCTCCAGGTAGTTAAAGCAACTATGGAAGAGTTAGGATACACTTTTTTCCAGAGAGTGCTAAATGCTGTTGACTACGGTGTGCCTCAAAAAAGAGAAAGAATTTACATGGTTTGCTTCCGCAACGATCTCGACATCACAGAGTTTAACTTTCCCAAGGCATTCAAACTTACTCGCCACGTTGAGGATTTCCTCCTCGACGATGAAAGCCTCGTGAAACACCTTTATGTTGATCGACCCGATACCTATTACAATGGCGAAGCTGATGACACCTATAGTGACAAGTCCATTAGACTTGGAATTGTGAACAAGGGCGGTCAAGGCGAGCGAATCTATAGCACCAAAGGTATTGCGATCACTCTTTCCGCATATGGCGGCGGCATATTCGCAAAAACCGGTGGCTATCTCATTAATGGTAAGCCTCGTAGACTTCATCCCAGAGAGTGTGCAAGAATTATGGGATATCCCGACAGCTATAAGATGGCTAAAAGTGCAAACCAAGCATACAAACAGTTTGGTAACTCTGTTGTAATAGATGTTCTCCAGTACATCGCCCAGGAGATTGGTCGTGCTGTTAAGGAGGAAAAATGAACGAGGTTGATTTCAGAGCATGGTTAAATAACAAAGGCTTATCACGAAAGGTGCAAGGCGACCTCGTTTCTCGCATCAAAAAAATCGAGCGAACCTGCGGAAATTGTGACATTGATGCAGAATTCAACAAGGATCGTTGTGCTTTTCTTTTATCGCTATTCCGCAACAAAGGAATCAATGCCGACATGGAGAGGTTCGGTGAAACGAGCCTCCCCATCGGTAAGTATCACTTAAGTGCTTACAAATATGCGGTTCAGAAGTATGTTGATTACCGCGAGGTTACTTCAGCAAACGAATAAAATCAGCGTCAGAAATGCTACCTCTTGTTGTTTTTAAGTCAATAGAGAAAATGACATTTGCATTAAATGTGTTCGACAGCTTACGGATTTCGTATTCACTTCCACGCTCAGAAAACATATACTCTGTACCATTAATGATGAAGCGGGTGTTATGAATATAGCGAGTTGAGGTGACGAACAATTTACTATCGTCAGTTCTCATACTGGTTACACCGTAGCCACCATTTTGGATATGGCGACTTACCGCAGCAAGATTGCTCTTTCCAACTGAACTGGAACCGCTTCTCTTAATTCTGTATTTTGCAGTAACTGTAAAGAAATCCAAAAATCTATCAATGGGAACAATTGTGTAGTTGTTCGTAATGAAGTATTCGGCTCCTTTATTTTTGTAGGTGTGGACTATCCAACCTGCAAAGATAGAGGGGCCGTTTGGCATAATTATATCCTTGCCGAAAGTTCCTGCTTCTTTGAATTCTTCAAAAGAGGCATCCATGTGATCCATTATCATCCTTGCATAACGATTGACGGTTGTCGCATTCAATCTGCTATATTCAAAGGATCGAGTCGCAAGATTGGGTAGCAAAACAAACTGACCACACTGTGCAGGACAGTGCTTGACGTCCATATAAAATACTTTACCTGACTTGGTTTTCACCTTGATATCTGGAACAGTGGAATCACTACCACCCTCGTGAACAAAAGACGCATATGCACCAAATTTACTGTTCAAATAGTCTGTGCAATCATACTCGAATTTTTCCCATACTGCCATTTTACTTATCCTCCTTGTTTTCGATGTAGTGCTTTACAGCATTTCCTATTTTCTTAATAACATTTACGGTCATAGCATTGCCTGCTTGCATAAGCAGATGACGGTCTGAAACAATGTCCTTAACTTTATCTGCATAATTTTTTGGGAAACCTTGCAACAGTAGTGCCTCGTAGCCTGTTAGCTGATAAATAACACCATCGTAAACATATAGAATTCCATCTCGTTGTGCCCGCAGGGTCGGAACTTTTCCTTCATAGATTCGCAAGTCGTTCATGCGGGTGTCTAATACCTTGCCATTCATAGCACGAAGATCGTCAACCGTATATTTGCCGTTATTAGTTGGATTTTTAAGATAATACCCAAGGATTTCCAGACGTTCTTCTGTCGCAGGAACTCTGTCGATTAAATACTCCTCAAGGTCTGGGGTTTCTTCTGTATCCGGCCACACAAAATCCTCGATTGTGTCAGTTAAATCTTTATGGACACCAACAAAATAAACACGCTGCCTCATTTGAGGAACTCCGTGTTCAAGACTTGTCATAACCTTATATGTTGTGTGATAGCCAACACGGCTTAATTCGTCAAGAATGACGGAAAGAGTCTTTCCCTTATCGTGGGTGACTAACCCTTTAACATTTTCCAATAAAAAGCACGGTGGCTGACTCTCCTCCAAAATACGAGCTAAATGAAAGATGATTTGACCTCTGTCGTCTGAAAAACCATCTTTTCTTCCCATAACAGAGAAGGTTTGGCACGGAAAGCCCGCGATCAGCATATCGTACGGCGGTAACTCATCTGTTTTTATACGCTTAAGGTTTGCGTACTTTTTTTCTTCGGAAACATCAAACATTAACTGATAAGTAGTAACTGCCAACCTACTGGTGTCACAATAACCGATACTGTGCATACCGGCTTGCTCCAATCCAAGTCGCCCTCCGCCGATACCAGAACACAAATCTAAAAAACTATTTATTTGCATGGATTCAATCCTCTCAATATATAATTTTTAATTCTCGTTAGTTACTTCCATAATATCCCCAACATCGACACTTAAGGCAGTGCACACCTTAACAATAACTTCCATGCTTACATATTCGTTTTTAGCCATTTTAGAAACAGAAGCAGGACTTATTTGTGCCACTTGTTGAAGATCTTTTTTCTTCATGTTTTTGTCTATAAGCAACTTGAATAGCTTTTTATAAGAGATTGCCATTGTGTCACCTCCAATTTATATGTAACTATTATATACCAGAAACTTCACAAACACAACAGTTTACACTTGTTTGTGAAGAAATTCTTCAAAAAGTTCAAAAAAAGAGCCGGATTAAGCATCAAACTTAATCCGGCTCTTTCTTTTTCTATTTATTTCAGAACGGGTGATTCGCTTTCTCCAGCTTTATCAAAGTAAATTTCCGAATAATCATCGGTACAAAAAATATTTAACATCATCTCTAAATGCCATAGCAGTTCTTTTTTCTTGAGTTCTTCTAACGGCATCCAGACAACCTCTCCCTCTAAGGAAGACGTGATAGTTCCAGAATACTCATTGGTCTTGTAAAGAAAAACCACATACCGTGATCCGTCTGGCTGAACCCAGTCTTTTATACCACACAATTGAGGATTAGTGATGGTTAATCCGGTTTCCTCGTAAATTTTCTAATAACAGAGTCAACAAAAGCCTCTCGCGGTTCTACGTGTCCGCCGGGAAATATTAATCCAACACCCCCTGGCGTTACTTTCTTTTCGATTAACACATTACCGTAGCAGAGCGTAAGAAAAATGTGTAAAGAGGCGGTGATTGATTGAAGCCACCGTAACGGCAATGTCGGGCTCTGTGGGGTTCGGTTAAACGACCCTGCGGAGCCGCGACGGCTGTGTGACCGACTATGGACGTGCTTTTGACAGACCTTATCATATTGTCTCAAGCGACATAATTGCAAATCACTTCAAAAAACCAAGACCAATCTTACATACTTTCAGCGACGGGGCGAAAAGCGGTTTGTATCGACATCGACCCGTGACTCTATCGTCCTTGGAGAGGGACATAAAAAACTACTACTTTATTATACGAGGTGACAATTAAATGAAAGACAATTTATCAATATAGCTTCGATGACGAAAAGCATATTGCTCAAACAAGGGGCTATGCCACTGTCCGCGACATGAGCCATTACTTGATTGAAAATAGAATTGATGAGATAAGAAACTCCTTTGTTTAAGGATGGGTGATATGGAACGACAAGAAAAAATTATTTTAACTAATATGTGCATGATATACGATGCACACCTCCTCATGTCCTTTAAGATGTTCCGGCGTGTAAGAAGCCGCCGATCCTCTGCTGCGCTTCATACCGCCTCACAGCAAAAAGCCACGGCAAGAGAATTAACTCCTGTCGTGGTTCTTATCATTGAAAGTATGTAAGATTAGGTGCGACGGTAATTAGCGGAATCGAATAGCACTAGATATCATATTTTATATAAATGCGATACACCTATGCTCACTATTTCTGATTTGTTTTATTTGCTATAAAAGCGGTCCGTTGTCTAAAAGAGGCACCTAAAGCCACAGCCAAAAGGAAAATAATGCATTTCCATATTTTCGACACGCATATAAGCATGAATTGATTAAGGCATCGTTTTAGGCGTAAAAAATGCCCTACAGCAAATTTGTTGTAGGGCATTCAATGTTACAGATACAAAACTCAAACTTCCATGTTATCGGTCCACAACTCGCACTGCGTCATAACAGTTTGGACCGCGTCCTCCATCCCTTCAGGAGGGTACTTATGCTTCTTAAGCAACTTTTTAATTAGCATACGCATTCTCGCTCTTGCGGATTCTTTCTTTTGCCAGTCGATGGTACGATTCTTACGAAGGGTATCAGAAAGTTCTTTAGTTATAGCAATTAATTCATCGTTTTCATAAAAATCTTTTATTGCTTGCGGCTTGGTAAGCGCATCATAAAACGCAAGCTCATCAGCATTTAAGCCAAGCTCTTTTCCTTCATCTTTTGCTGCAGCAATCTGCTTTGCGAGCTTCATCATTTCATCAATAACCTGCTCATTCGTAAGCATACCATTAAGATAGGCGTTCATTGTTCGCTACATTATCTCGCTGAACTTTTCGGATTTGACCACATTGGTTCTGCGATAGATCTGAACCTGCTCAGCAATCAACTTTTTCAACAATTCAACTGCAAGGTTCTTTTCCTTCATTCTTGATACTTCCTCAAGAAACTTTGGATCGAAAAGCGAAAATTCAGAGTTTACATCAGAAAAAAGATTTATGACGCCGTCACTCTTAATACTTTGCTTCAAAAGCTCATTAATGCGTGCATTCATTTCAGGTAATGAAATCTTGCGATTATTTCCTTTGTCGCTATTATTCCTCCTCTTTATCTCTCAAAAATCCCCTTCGGATACAATACTCATCCCAATCTTTTTTGTCTTTTTCGCAGAACACAGAATCGTTTTCCAGATACGTTTTAGCTGCAGTATCAACAAAAAAGTTGTTTTCGAACGGATCTGCTAACAGTCTCTTGATTGTTCTGAACGGAACTAAGATATGGGGTGCACGACAGGACCAATTGCCATTCAAAGCCACCCCTGTTGCAAAGGTATGTTTTTTGAACGACTTAATACCGTTTGGCATAGAAATGCTCTCCAATGCACCATCTAGATAAATCAAAGGGGTTCCTAATTTTACCGATCCGTCCAGTATTTGGACGTGCTTTAATTTTTCGCAGGAAGAAATTGCATAATTCCCAATTTCAACAACACCTGTCGGAAAAACAATTTCTTCTATGTCAGTGCACTGGAACACATAGCCGGACAGCACAAGCTGTGTTTTAGGAGTTTCAATTGTAATTGTTCCAAGACTTTTACAACTTTGGAAAGCTGCTTTTTCAATAATTTCTACACTGGCAGGAATAACAAGTTCTTCTAAAGCAGTTTCCTTAAATGCCGCCCCACCGATTTTCTTCAGATTCTGCGGAAACACCGCTTCGGACAACCTGGCACATTTCCAGAAGGCTTTTTCCTCAATAATCTCCAATGTTTCCGGGAAAATTATTTTTTGAAGTGTGGTATTTTTTTCAAATGCATTACATCCGATTGTTGTAACACCGTTCGGGATTGTTACAATCTCATCTTTTCCGAGGTACTTTGTTAACGTGTTTCCTGCCAACACAAAATCATTATCGACTGTCTGAATAGCTTCTGTTCCTTCTTTTGTTAATTTTTTCTTTTTTACTTCAGAACTTGTTTTCTTTTTATCTTGAATAGGCACGCCATGTTTTACAAAATCATTCTCGCTGAAATACGGACGGTAGTCATAGCCTGTTTCACTTAAATATGTTTTTGCAATGGTTTTTCCATCCGCAAAAGCTTCAGAAATCATTTGCTTCATTTTTGCTGTTTGTTCTGCAGTCAGAGTCGGCAGATACAGGCTGGCTTTTTTGAGTATATTCGATAGTGTGTTAGCTTTTTTGTCGTCTCTTTCCTTCTGCTTATCCGTGCGGATATCGAAATCCTCACAACAGTCATATATATAATAATAGTTATCAAAAAAATCCATCGGGGTGACAACGGTAACCATATCAGTATGTACTTCAATTACTCCAACACACCGTTTGGAGTGACCGAAATCTAGTCCTCCCAGCAGTTCGCTGATAAATTCAGACAGATCGTGACTTAAAATGCCAAAAGCCACAAAGCTGGAACTCGATGAATTGGTTACAAAGTCTGTTCGTATTTTCATAAACTATTCCTCCAAAACTCTTTTTTCGCTGTTGCGGAATACTATTTCGGGCATGAGCGGGCATCCACCCATGCAAAGTTCCTTTTTTTTGCATCCGGGACAAGCCTTGCGCATTTTGTTGCGGAACAGTTCAAACTGTTCACTGTTCCACGCTTCTTCGATTGTTTTGTCGGCAAGAGAAACCTCATATCGCCTCTCCTGATCAAAACTGCACGGCACCATAATCATATCGGCACCGATATAACAACTGTATCGTCCGCCTTCACAGGTATCAAGCGATTCGGGCAGAATTGATTTGCAGAACCTTATTGCCCCCGGCACATTGCAACTGTCCATACCAACCTTGAACGGATGATGGTTATCGAGCTGAGCAAAAAACTCTTCAACCCTCGGGTCATCAACCGAAAGCATATTTGCTTTTGTTCCCTGACCTGCAGGCTTGTGCAGAAGAAAAATTACCGCATTGATTCCTTTGGGGAAATCATTGTTTTTCAATCGCTCAATCGCCTCATCAATACTGTTGTTGCCGAGAACATAATGGATATTTGTTGTGACTCCTGCATCGAGAAGCATCTGAATTGCCCTGAGGGTGTATTCGCTTCTGTACCAACTTACCGCAACTGCACCACAGTATTTCTTGCAAAGTGCGGCAATTTCCGGAGTCATTCCGTATCCTGATGTTGTGAAATTCGGCACAAGCATATTCTCACAGCAAATTCTGAGAATTTCTTCAAAGTGTTCGTGCTGATCGGGGTCACCTCTGCCTCCAAGTGCAAACTGATTGCATTTGCCTTTTGATTGCTCTGCGATTTTTCTGAAATTCTCAACAGTCATATTAGGCTGTTCAACGAGCATTCCTCTTTGATAACATCCGATACCTGCCTTTGCGCAAAGACCCGTTTTACCGTGTATACAATGACCCATAATGCCCACATCAATAAGATGCGGATACGAAGCCATAAACGGGTCAACACCTGTGTCCTTGCCGTTTTCATCAAGAATCCCCGAGCGTATATATGTTCCCGTTTCGGTGTCAAATATAAATTTGAATTTGTATTTTTTATCGTGGATGATGTATTTCAATTGACAATCACTCCTGTGATTTATGCTGTTAAAAATCAATCGCACCGTTTTCAACAAAAAACTTTTCGGGCATTTCGTTTTCCTGCTATAATTTTAGATTTATTGATTTTCGGACAATATTTCCTTTTCTTACAACACGGACATATGAATCAATACGGGTTGCAATTTTCATCCCTTCTTCCGCCTTATCAGTAAGATTTTCGTTAAGGCTGATTATGTTTTTATTTAAAAGTCCGTGGATAACCTCATTTCGGTATTTACACCATTTTCCCAGCTCATCCATGCAATTCAAAACATCATCAATATCAAGGCTTTCACAGGCAAATTTGAGTTTCTGCTGATATTTTCCTTCTGCACCCTCTGTTGTTTCAACCCAACTCAGCACAGCACGGATAAGATTATATTTTGTGCTTATATTGTTCAAACAAACACCTGCACTTTTCTTGTTGCAAAACCCATTATACAATGGAATCAAAAAGACTTTTGAAGTTTTGTTATCGAGTTTTGATGATGTTCTGTTATTCATTCCTCCGATGTGATATATAAACGACCTCAATCTGTCTTTAATCATTGCATAGTCTATCATCATCGCTTCAAAAGCTACTTTCCGACATTACCGAAATACAGTGCTGTGACGGAAAATTGTATGTATCGGCAGTTCTCGATTGCTACAACGGAGAGATTCTTTCCGTAGCAATGGATAGCAATATGAAGAAGGAGCTTTGCATCCGAACCGTGACAGAGCTTGAATTGCAATACGGGAAGAAGATCCGCGGAGCAATCTTTCACAGTGACCGAGGAAGTCAGTCACCAGCGAAGCATTCAGAACCGCACTCCGAGAGGCAGGGTTTGTTCAAAGTCTCAGCGGTACAGGTCATTGCTTTGATAACGCAAGAATGGAAAGTTTTTTTGTGACATTGAAGAAGGAAAAAATCTACAGGATCTCCGCGTATAATTATAACATAGCACAATTGCAGGAAAAATGCAATAAAATTTACTGCATAAAGTCAAAATTTGGCGGTTAAATCAATTATTGATCAGCTCATTCATAAACGGCATGCGAAATTATCTCAACAAAAATTCCTGTGAAGACCATTTTCTGCGAGTTATTCCGATGAATGCTCAGTTCGTATTCTGCTAATGTACGATTGATTATTCAGGGAATGTTTGCCTCTGAATATGTTCTCGCTTTGGGTCGGTCATAAGATCGTTTTTGCCGTTTAATACAGTTGAATATAAAAGTTGAAGGGCGGTTACAATGGACTGTTGAAAATCCGCCGAAGTGTCTTTTTGTGCTCTGTATGGAAAACGCAGAATATATTTATGTATTTCTCCTCTCAACAAACCATCGACCAATGTTATTGCCAGTTAGGTTTGTGCTTCTTTCAAAAAAGAGATAGCTTTGCTTACCATGAACCATAATGGTGTAGCGGTCACCTTGACCCCCGGCTTTCATTGCGGCTGCTTGCCGGATATCGATTATTTTATCGATGGCGAACTTCTCACCATCTTCCCAGGTAATGACCCTGGGTAACAATGTGCCGTCCGCAGCGAAGTCTGCTTTAACGGCCACATACACTTTTATGGGTTTAGTTGTAGTAGTCTGCATCTTCGGGGATCTCCATATCTTTCATAAAATTACTTCGTGCATTGATGGGAGGTTCAATCATTTTGAACCCTTTCCACTTCATAACGCGGAACTTAAAATCCAACAACTCTGCCGGAACTAACAGCATTGCGGCAGCCGAAAAGAATGTAGTGTCTTGGTTTAGTACATCCAGAACCTCTTTGTCTTCCAACAGCAGTTCCGCTGCAAAAAGATTTGCGTCTTTTTCAAACTCGGAGGTCTGATCAAAGAGTGTCACCTCATGGAAAGCGTGTATACCGCTTTTGCGATGAAACTCTGCGTGACAGAGTTCGTGGGCTCCAATAATCCGCTGAATGATTTCTGGGAGGTCACTGTTAATTACAATGACACGGATGCGGTTCTTCTCAAGAAAGAAGCCCTTTACTGCATCGGGTGCTGTACCCATTGGTTGAAATATCAGCTTGATGCCCATTGCACGGCACAAACGAAAAGGGTTTCGTTCATCATATTTCTTTATCAGCTTTGCGACCGCTGTGCTGATTTCTGAATAGGTCAAAATACACCCCTCCTTTATAGTGGAATATATCCATATTAAATTTTAGCAAAGCATATGTCCCATAAAACGGACTCAAGCCTTTTTGGGACCAAACTTCTTGCTTGCTTCTTCCTTACAAGTAACATAGGCGGTCATAACAGCCTGGAAGAAAGCATCCTTCTGCTCCTGGGAAAGTTCGCCTCCGGCAAAGAGGGCTGCGTTGTCAGCAAGGAGTTCGTCCATATCACGCACACCCTTGGCACCGTATAAAGCACGAGCCTGGTCAATGTATTCATCCTTCTCGATATCTTCTAAAGGATCAGTGCAGTTATCATCGGAGAGGAACTTCACAGAAACCTTGAGGGCACGAGCCAACTTTTCAATTGTAGAGCGTCTGGCTCTCGCTCCGCCGGATTCGTAGGAGGCAATGGTTCTTTGGGAGACACCGACCTCGTGAGCAAGTTCATTTTGTGTCAGCTTCGCCACTTCACGGGCGCGCTTAATCTTGTCGGAAAAAGTCATACTTTATCCCTCCATCGAAAATTTTCAAATCATAACTTCATCAACTTCATAGAAGCTATTGACAAAACTTCATTCAGCGATTATACTTGAAAATGAAGTTTATGAAGTTACGGCTTCATTATATACCCCGCAACTTCATTTTGTCAATAGGTTTTTATGAAGTTTTTCTGAAATGAGGTGAATTTTTGATGGAAAGAGCCATTCTCCACAGTGATTTGAACTGTTTTTACGCTTCCGTAGAGATGATGCTTGACCCAAGCCTGCGTGGAAAGGCTGTAGCGGTTTGCGGTTCTACAGAGGACCGGCACGGCATTGTTCTTGCGAAATCCGAGAAGGCAAAGAAGGCAGGAATAAAGACAGGGATGCTCGTTCTCGTTCTGAACTGACCACTGCTATGAAAGAACTGACTGCTTTGGAGAACCCAAATTCGGTGCAGCAGATGAAGCTGTGGCTTGCTGATAATGGTTTGGAAACAGACACCCTCGGTAAAAAGGCTGTGGCTGAAATGCTGAAAACTGCATCCCCGGAAATGCGTAGAGTTTTGACCTTGCGTCAGCAACTTGCCAAATCCTCGGTAAAGAAATACCAGGCTATGGAAACCGCTGTATGTTCCGATGGCCGTGCCAGGGGTATGTTTCAGTTCTATGGTGCAAACCGCACCGGCAGATGGGCGGGCAGAATAATTCAGCTGCAAAACTTACCTCAAAACCACCTCACCAACCTTGCCGATGCGCGTGGTCTTGTTCGTGATGGTGACTTCGATGCCGTTGAGTTCTTCTTTGATGATGTCCCGGACACATTATCCCAGCTTATCCGCACAGCTTTCGTTCCCCGCGAGGGTGCGAAACTGATCGTGGCAGACTTTTCTGCCATTGAGGCTCGTGTCATTGCGTGGCTTGCCGGAGAGGAATGGCGACAGCAGGTTTTCGCAGAGGGCAAAGACATCTACTGTGCTTCTGCTTCTCAGATGTTCGGTGTTCCTGTAGAAAAACACGGCATCAACGGACACCTTCGCCAAAAAGGAAAAATCGCAGAACTGGCCCTTGGTTATGGCGGTTCTGTCGGTGCCCTAAAAGCTATGGGTGCTTTGGAGATGGGACTCACCGAAGAAGAACTCCCACCCCTGGTGGATGCTTGGTGACAGGCAAACCCGATGATAACGAAACTTTGGTGGGATGTTGACCGTGCCGTTATGGAAGCTGTCCGTTTCAAGCACACCAACGAAACCCACGGCATTACATTCTCGTGTAGAAGCGGAATGCTATTTATAACACTCCCGTCCGGCAGACAGCTTGCCTATGTGAAACCCAAAATCGGCACAAACAAATTCGGTGGTGATTGTATTACCTACGAAGGTGTCGGTGGGACAAAGAAGTGGGAACGCCTGGATAGCTACGGTCCCAAGTTCGTGGAGAACATTGTGCAGGCGACAGCAAGAGACATTCTCTGCTATGCTTACACATCCGCTGACAATTTCGTTCTCCCGTGTTGTAAACGGTGGTGGCATTGTTGACCTGCTCGTGACCACTCCCAACGGTAATGTGTTTAAGAACAGCGAAGTTGCCACTCTTACTGCAAAGACAGAACTGTGGCGTGGATCTACTGTGGACACCACCAATGTTACCTATAAGTGGGGCGTGATGGATAGCACCGTAACTTCCAGTTCCTCTGCCGGTTATGACGCGGCATTCGGTACTGGTTGGAGAAAGCTGTCTGACAGCACGGGTATGTACACCGGCACTACCACCGCCACCATTACCATTTACGCTGCCGCAGTTGACAGCTATGCGGTATTTAAGTGCGTGGCTACTGACTCCGATTCCACCTCCAACACCTACAACAAGACCTTCACCGATGTTACGACCTTTATTGACAACTCCGACCCTATCCAGGTGGTTATCACCTCCACGGGCGGTGATGTCTTTAAGAACGGCAGCGGTTCTACGGTACTGACCGCTGTTGTTTACCAGGCGGGTGCTGAAATCGACGCTGACGGCAAGGGCACTTACACCTGGACGAAGTACAACAAGAACGGTGCAATCGATACCAATTGGGGTACAACCGGTACCAAGACCGGCAAAACTCTGTCGGTGTCTTCTTCCGATGTTGCCACTAAGGCAACCTTTATGGTGGTAGTCACTCTGTAAGGAGGTGTTTCCATGCGGGCGATCGCTCAATTTACCATCATCAATCTTTGCGATGTTATCTCTTCTGATGTCGCACCCGAAAACCCCTATGTCGGTATGCTTTGGGTAAACACCGCCACCGTTCCGCCGGAAACAATGGTGTGGGATGGTGTCGGTTGGGTGGTTCAAAACAATCTGGAAGAACTGCGTACAACCGTTTCCACCCACACCACTCGCTTTGGTGAGTTCCAAACATCGATCGATGGCTTGAACAGCTATGTATCCAACCTTACAAAGACCGTAGAAACTGTCAGCGGTGAGGTTTCCGGGGAAAAAGAGACCGTTCTTGAAATGCAAGAGCAGATCTCCGAACTGGAACACACCGTTGAGGGTTTGTCCTTAACTATGAGTGAGCAGTTTGCGGGTGGTATCAACTTCATCCGTAATTCTGCCGGTCTTAACGGCATAACCGATGATTGGATTACTACTGGCACAGTTTCTACAGACAGTTCAACAGATGTGCAAAACAACACCACTTCCGACTCTTGCTTTGTGCTTGGAGAAACCTCCACGCTCAAGCAAGTAGTCACGGGTGTTGTGACAGGCTCATCTTATGTTCTTTCTCTCCGCGCAAAAAAGACCGGGGCGAGTTATTCTTCATACTTCCGTGTGCAGTACAACGGCACCAAGTATCTGTACCTTTTTAGCACTACTTCCACCTTTGATTGGACGGAATACAGCGTGGTTATTCCCGATGTGCAGGACAGTACTATCACCATTTACTGCTATAACCGAATCGCAAGTTTGTATGTTTCGGACATTATCTTGGCTGAAGGAACGACCGTCCACAAATGGACGCCCGCTCCTAACGAGATTTATACCACCGAGGTTAAAATCGACCGCCGTGGTATCGAGGTTTCCAATGCCGATTCCGCTCAACGGACGGTTATCAACAACACGGAATTTTCCGGCTACTACAACGAAGAAAAAATATTCACGCTGAACAAGGATGAAACCATCACCAAGAAAACAACGGTTGATGGCGAGTTGACGGTCGGCAAGACCAAGTTCGTGCCGATGCCTACGGCCTCGCAGGGACTCAATATCGTAATCCTTGATTAAGTGGGAAAGGAGAAATTATGGCTACAAGCGGTAGTTTTTACAAATACCCGGTCGACAACTTCGGTCTTTATTGCACCTGGTCGGCAAAACAGAGCGTAACGGGTAACTATTCTGATGTTACCCTCAATGTCTATTTGAAGTACTACACCATTTCTGTTGGTTCTCGCTCTGACTCCACGGTTTCCATCAACGGTGTTTCCGAAACCTACACGGCGGCAGCAATCAGCGATACTTCTGCTGACTACGATTTGACTCTTCTCAAAACCTATACCGTCCGTGTTGCTCATAACACCAACGGCACGAAGACCGGGGTTGCATTGTCTGCTTCATGGCGATTCAGCGGTACTTATGGTGGCACGAGCATCGGTACGATCACCGCATCGACTACCATTGACCTGGATGCCCTTGACCGAACTGCACCGACAGTTTCGTGCAGCACTTCAAATATCACGGCTAATGGCTTCAAAATCAGTGCCACTTCATCAGCAACAGCAGATATTTGGCAGTACAGCACCAATGGTGGTACGAACTGGACACAGTTTTCAACCACGGCAGGTACGAGTGCAAATACAACGCTTTCTTCGCTTTCTCCGAACACGACCTACTCGGTTAAAGTTCGTGCAAGAAAGAAATCTAACCAGGTCTACGGCACATCCAGTGCGGTATCCACGAAAACCCTGGGTGGTTCAACCATTGGAAGCGTATCAACACTCACAGCAGATGCCTCGTCTGTCAGTATCAGTATGAGTACCACGGTGTATGATGCTACTTACACCCATAAACTCCAAATTAAGAACGGCTCTACGGTCTATTTGGAAATAACGGGATTGACCTGGGCGGCAGGAACTGCTAATCGAACAATCACACTGACAGCTGCACAGCGAACAACGCTATTAACGGCAATGGCATCGGTAAAGTCTTTCACAGGCACCTTTGCCTTGCTGACCTACAGCGGTTCTACACAGATTGGCTCTACATCTACAAAAACGGCAACGGTGCAAACCACATCTGCCAACTCTGCTCCCACAATGGGGGCTTTTACTTTTCATGACGGCAGAACCGCCACCGCTGTGGTAACAGATAACGACCAGTTGTTCATCCAAGGGTACTCATATCTCTATGTTACCCCGGCAACGGCTACGGCAAAGAATAATGCTACCATCTCAACCTACTCGGCAACCTGCAACGGTGTGACCCTTTCCAACACAACGGGTGCAGTCATTAACCTGGGTGCAGTTGAAAAATCCGGCACGTTGGATGTTGTGGTAACAGCTACAGACTCCCGTGGCTACACTGTCAGCAACACACAGAAAATTACTGTCATTGCTTATGCAAAGCCAAAGGTATCCTCGGTAACACTTCGCCGAACCAATGATATCGAGGCAGAAATGCAGTTAACCTTTAACGGAAGCATTTCACCGATTACCATCAGCGGCACACAGAAAAACAGCCTTCTGTATGTTCAGTACCGATACAAGCTGACGAGTGCGACAAGCTACGGCTCATATACGAGCATCCTTTCTTCGGTAACGCAGAGCGGTACCAGCTTCTCGTTCTCTAACTTGGAACTGTGCAGCCTGGATGCCAACTCCTCGTATGACTTCCATCTGTACATTTGTGATCAGCTAAATACGATGTCGGCTTTGAGCCTTTACTTCACGATCCCCCAGGGAACACCCCTGGTGGCACTCCGTAAGAATATGGTCGGTATAAACACCCCCGAGCCGGAAGCAGCACTCCATGTGGTTGGTGATGCAAAGGTAATCGGCTCCATAACCGCATCTACTGTTACAGCAACAACACTAAATGGCGCACTTGCACCCTCCAAGTTATCCTCTGCGGTTACCATTGCAAAAGGCGGAACTGGTGCAACTACGGCTACAACCGCACTTTCCAACCTTGGTGGTCTTGCAAAGAGCGGTGGTACTATGACAGGGCAAATCAAAAATGCAAGCACCGCATCTTCCTGGATTGCTGGGCGTGACCACGCTATTATTTGTGGAACTGTAAATCCATCATCCAACTCATTCTACCCGCTCGCATCGGCTAAATCCGTTAACGGTTCGTGGGAGATAGGTGCATTGGGAGACAATTTCTACTTTTCTTATGCGACAGACACGAACTACAAAGCTGGTACAAACACAACTCTCACCCGATATATAAACACTTCGGGTAATTTTAGCGGAAACGCTGCCAATGTAACGGGGACGATTACTGTCAGCCACGGTGGTACTGGTGGTACAACTGCGGCGGCAGCGAGGACGAACTTGGGCATCACTTGCACTTCACTGTACAGCGGTAATTTGAGTTCCGGCTCGACCACATTCAACTACGGTAACTACAAGGGCTATGTCATTGTAGGTTTGCCGAGTTCTACCGCATCAAGGATGTCTCTTTTCATCCCAAAGAATGTCATAACGACTTCGGATGTGATTTGGCAGATTGCAGACGAGGTTAATTATCGTATTTTCAAATTGAAATATTCCGGCACTACTGTCACGTTAACTATCAGCAGCGGCTCAGGCGCCATCACTAATGTGTATGGAGTCAATTAAGGAGGTAGCATTTTGAAGATTAAAACCAACAACGAAGGTTTCATCGACAGCTACGCAACTATCGGTGAGATCCTCGATAGCACAGATATTGATGCACCCGCTGACCTTGACCATTTCGAGAGAAACTTTCGTGCCTACCGCATAAAGGATGGTGCATTGTTCTTTGATGAAGCACAGGCAACCGTCATCCAGACCGAGGAAGAAAACGAGCAACTCCGCATCGAGCGTGATGTAGAGTGCTTTTCCGTTATTAACCGTGGCTGGCTTTGGTATGACACCCTCACAGAGAAGCAGACCAAGGAACTGCGTAAGTGGTATAAGGATTGGCTCGATGTAACCGAAACAAAGAAAAAGCCGGACAAACCGTCCTGGCTGAAATAAGGAATTATGGCACTCCGCCCAGGGGTGCCTTTTTCATACCCAAATCTTAAAAGGAGGTAACGGCTGTGGAAATCAACATCACAACTGTCGCGGCTACTATTACCGCTTTGGGAGTCATTTTTGGTGCTGTGTTCGCCATTTACAAATGGTTCCTCAAGCAGGAAAAGCAAGACCGTGACATCAAAGCCATTAAGGAGGAGCAGACCGTGCTTGTTCACGGTGTCCTTGCTTGCCTTATGGGTTTGAAGGAACAAGGGTGCAATGGCCCCGTCACAGAAGCCATTGAGCAGATTGAAAACCATATTAACAAACAGGCACACAAATAAGGAGGTAGTGCTATGACAACTTTTGAAATCGCAACCATCCCCGCATTGGCGGCAATCGTGTACACCATCATCGACATCGTCAAAAGCGCTATGGGCGATGACGAGAAGTTCAAGAGGTTTATTCCTCTCATAGCCTGCGTACTTGGCGCAGTTTGCGGTGTAATCGCATTTTACTTCGTTCCCGGTGTAATGGGTACGGAGAACATTCTCGTCGCTATCGTATTGGGTTCTGCAAGCGGTCTTTCTGCGACCGGCACAAACCAGGCTGTTAAGCAGCTCATGAAGAAGGAGGAAAAGTAAGATGAATTTACAGAAACTGATTTTTACGGAAAACGCCTGCTATAAGGCGGGCAGAAAAATTACCGTTAAGGGCATTATGGTTCATTCCACGGGTGCAAATAACCCCTGGCTGAAGCGTTATGTTGGCCCCGATGATGGTAAGCTTGGCAAAAACCAGTACAACAACCACTGGAACACCTACCATCCCGGTGGTCGTGAAGTCTGTGTTCACGGCTTCATCGGCAAGCTGGCTGATGGCACGATTGCCACGTACCAAACATTGCCTTGGGACCACAGAGGCTGGCACGCCGGTGGCTCTGCAAATAACACCCATATCGGCTTTGAAATCTGTGAAGATGATTTAACCGATGCTACCTATTTCAAGAAAGTGTACCAGGAGGCAATTGACCTCTGCGTTTATCTTTGTAAAGAATACGGCCTCACCGAGAAAAATATCATCTGCCACAGCGAGGGCTACAAGCAGGGTGTTGCATCCAACCACGGTGATGTTATGCACTGGTTCCCCAAGCATGGCAAGTCTATGGACACATTCCGTGCAGAGGTGGCAGCAAAGCTGAAAGAAGGCTCTACTCCTGCAACTACCGGGAAGCCGACCACCTCTACCACTGTTACTGCCACTTCCGAAATCAAGGAGGGTAACAGGGTTGAGTTTACCGCTGATGCAGTGAAGTACAATCCTACCACCAAGGAAATTCCCGCCTGGGTTAAGAACTGGCACCACATCGTAACGCAGACCACCTACAAGGGTAAACCCGTGGTTAAGGGTGGTAAGACTTGCGTTCTGCTCGGCAAGAAAGTCAAAAAGACCGGCGGTGATGTGGTAAGCGGCATCAACACCTGGGTTGCTGTGGAGAACCTCAAGGTTGTGTCCGCAGCCAAGGCAGAAGAAACCTACCGCATCCACACCGTTGTTCACGGAGACACGCTGTGGACGATCGCCAAGAAGTATCTCGGTGATGGCAACCGCTATCCCGAAATCGTTAAGCTGAACGGTCTCAGGTCCAATGTGATCTACAGCGGCAATAAACTGAAAATCCCCAACTAACACCAAAGCCCATCGAGCCTTCATTGGTTCGGTGGGCTTTATTTTTTTTTGCTGTTTTTTAAAAAGTTTGTATATACTTCGGCAAAACGCCCATCTGATGACCAGTGGTGAGTGAGGTAGCCCCTCGGAATGGAGGAATCACTATGAACGCCACTCAAAAAGAGAAGATTATATCGATGAGAAAACGCAATGTGCCATATGCCGATATTGCTGATGCTGTCGGACTCTCTGTTGGCACGATTAAATCATTCTGCCATAGGAACAACATCACCGCAGATAAGAAGCCTATCGGCTCTGTCTGCAAAAACTGCGGAGCCCCCATAAAGGGTGCAACTAAAACAAAGCCACGACTATTCTGCTGTGACCACTGTCGGCAGGAATACTGGAACAAGCACCGCAATGAACGAGTAAGCCTATTTTTGAAAGAATCTTCCATTTAATCACCACCTTACTAATATTATATGGGATTGTACGCATTATTATACACCATAGTTAAGGAAATTTCAAGGAAAACAGAAAAAAGTTAAAGAAAAATGAAAAAACCTATTGACAACAAAAGTTAAGGATGCTATACTTATATCAGGTTAAGGAAACTTAACGAATACATCACCCAAACATTGAAAGGACTGGTGGATAAAATGACAAAGCAACAAGAAGCTATGGTTGAAAGAATTAAAAGATATATTGAAAAGCATGATTTGTATAATAATGACCCCAGATATGAATTCAAAGAATTTACTGTTGAAGAAACTGATTATGGAACAGTTATTGTTTATTCTGTGACTGGTTTGAAAAATGATGAAGGAACTATGGCTGCCATATTTTGTAGAACTATAAGACAAATTTTTATTGGCAAGCGTGGCGGTTTGAGAAGCCAAAGATGGGATGATAAAAAGAAAAAGTCAATTCAACTTAATGGCTGGTCAGATGTCATGATTTATGGATACAGTCATTAAAATAAGGGGGTGAATGTTAAGTGATACAGTATTTAAGCCTATTCAGTGGGATTGGTGCTTTTGAATCAGCATTTAGAAACTTACAAATTCCATTTGAACTAATAAATTATTGTGAAATAGAACCATCACCTGCAAAAGCATACTCATTGATTCACAATATTCCTGAATCAAAGAACCTGGGTGACATCACAAAAATTGATGAAAGCAAACTTGGTTCAGTTGACTTCATTACATATGGATTTCCTTGTCAGGATATTTCAAGGGCAGGTCAACAGAAAGGTTTCACAGATGAAGATGGAAACAAAACAAGAAGTGGTTTATTCTTTGATGCTGCAAGGATCATAAAAGCTACACAACCCAAAATTGCAATTGCTGAAAATGTGAAACCACTGGTTCAATCAAAGTTCAAAGAAGAATTTAAAACAGTTTTGGAAGAATTGGAACTGGCAGGTTATAACAACTATTGGAAAGTTTTAAAAGCATCAGACTATGGTGTTCCTCAATCAAGGGAAAGGGTCTTCATAGTTTCCATTAGAAAAGACCTTGACAATCATATATTTGAATTCCCAAGTCCATACCAACTTGAAAAGTGCATGATGGACTACTTGGAAAAGGATGTTGAACAATCCTATTTCCTATCAGATAAAATGATGGCTTATGTGCTTGATTTAGAAGAAAAACAAGCAGGAACAAAATGGGAAGGAAGGGCAAACAATGACTTCATCAATCCCATAATTGCACACACTTTGTCAGTTCGTGGGATAAAAGGTCAAAGGGCAGGTGTTTCAAATGTCATAAGTGTCAGAGATCCTTCACCAATAAAAGTCATAGATTATAAAAAACTACTTGGTGAAAATAGAACCAATGATGATCTTCGCAACCTAACAGAGAGAGAGAGTTTCAGACTTATGGGTTTTAAAGATTCAGAGTTTGACAGAATAAAAGATCATTTCAAACAAACTGAATTATATACAATGGCAGGTAATTCAATAGTGGTTGATGTTGCAGAAGAATTGCTTTGCATGATATTTGACAGCGAAAATGAAATATATGTTTGAGAAAGGAAGGTGAACAGAATGATGGATGTGAATTTTGATTATTCCAAGCTTCGGGGAAAAATCAAGGAAATGTTTGGAACACAGTCTGCATTTGCAGCGGAAGTGCCAATGTCACCTGTTTCCTTGTCTGAAAAGTTGAACAACAAAGTGCAGTTCAGTCAGAAGGAAATTGACAGGGCATGTGTCTTGCTTCAAATTGCCAAAGAAGAAATACCCATATATTTTTTTACACCAAAAGCTAAGCTTCCTTAACTAATAACCATAAATTGAAAAAAGATGAAGTTGCTGAAATAAGAAGTTTAATCGGTGTAATTCCACAATGTGAGATTGCAAAGAAGTTTGATGTATCACAACCAACAGTTAGTGCAATCAAATGTGGTCGATTATGGAAAGAAGGTGATGAATAAATGAGTAATATAAAACTTTTTAAACATCAGGAAGATGTATTGGAACAAACCAAAGAGCAAAACAAAGTTGCATATTACTTAGATTGACATGGGTCTTGGAAAAACCTTTGTTGGTGCTGAAAAAGCAATGTCATTGGATAAAGACATCTTGATTGTGTGTCAGAAGTCCAAGATTGCAGACTGGAAGGAACATTTCTTCAAATATTACATTGACAAGATGAAATGTGATGAATCAGGTGCATGGTGCTATGATTTGACATCAAACACAGGAATGGACATGTTTCTTCATTCAAGATACAGAATCAGAATTGGTGTTATCAATTATGAACTGGCATGGAGAAGGGAAACAGAACTTTTGAATCTGCATGATTTTACACTGATGCTTGATGAATCATCACTGATACAGAACGATACCGCCAAACGGTCAAAATTCATTCTTAAAATGAAACCCGACAATGTGATTCTTCTTTCCGGAACACCCACAGGTGGGAAATATGAAAAGTTGTGGTCACAGTTGCGGTTGCTTGGGTGGACTATTAGCAAAGATTTGTTCTTCAGACAGTATGTGGTTCAAGAATGGATTGAAGATGGTTCAGGGTTCAAAATTCCGCACATCGTGGGTTATAGAAATGTTGACCGGCTGAAATCCAAACTGAAACAGTATGGTTGCATCTTTATGAAAACTGATGAAGTGTTTGACCTTCCCGAACAAATACAGATTCCGGTGATGGTTACGAACACAAAGGAATTCCGGTATTTTATGCGGAACAGCATTGTGACCTTACCTGATGGAACTGAATTGATTGGTGACACGGCATTGACCAAAAGACTATATGCAAGGCAACTTTGCGGTCAGTATTCTTCAGCAAAGTTATCAGCATTCAAGGATTTGGTTGAATCAACGGATGACAGATTGATTGTGTTCTACAATTTCAATGAAGAACTGTTCAAAATGAAGTCCATTGTGGAAGAACTTGAAAAGCCGGTGTCAATAGTCAATGGGTCAATCAAAGATTTGGAAGCATATGAAAACCAAACAGATTCAATCACTTTTGTCCAATATCAAGCCGGTTCAATGGGATTGAATCTTCAGAAGGCAAACAAAGTGATTTACTTCACACTTCCACAGAGTTCAGAACACTTTGAACAGTCAATGAAACGAATTCACCGAATAGGTCAGAAGAATAACTGTTTCTATTACCTTCTTATGGTGAAAAACAGCGTGGAAGAAGTTATTTTAGAAACCTTAAAAATGCGAAAGGATTATGATGATGAACTATTCAAAAAATATGAAACACTTTTTAAGTAAATACAGGTTATACATTGCATTTGTCGGAATTGCCGTGCTGCTGATTGTGATAATTGCATCTTGCAGTAATGGCACAAAAAGCACTGATGTCACTGCTTTAGATACTGCAATGACATCTGCACCATCAACCACTGAAGCTGAAGAAACAAACAGTCCTGAAACCCTTGTGACTACTGTTCCGGAACCCGAATATGTCAGTCTTGGTGAATTCAGATTGACGGCATATTGTGGATGTTCCAAATGTTGTGGGAAATGGGGTGAAAACAGACAGGTTGATTCGGATGGAAAAACCATTGTGATGACTGCCGGTGGTTTCAGAGCAGTTGAAGGTGTGACGGTTGCAGCAGACACAAACCTTCTTCCCTTTGGAACAAAGATATACATAGACGGCTACGAATACACAGTTCAAGACCGTGGCGGTGCAGTCAGTGGAAATAAAATTGACATCTATTTTGAGAATCACCAAGATGCACTGAATTTTGGGGTTCAACATAAAGAAGTATTTATTTTGAAAGGAAGTGAACCAAATGATTAAGTGTGAAAACAAGTGCCTTTTAGGGAAGTTTGATGGCTGTTGCTATTGTTGCCCTGAAAAAGAAGGGTGCAAGGAAATGTGTTCTGAAGTTCCTGAAAATTGTGGATGTTCCACCTATCAGGAAGGACAAGAACTTGAAACCTTCAAAAGTCAGCAGATGACGGTTCTTCAGAACATTGCTGACCTTTGCACCACCAAGAAGCAGATTGAAGCACAGGAAAAGGAATTGAAAGACAAACTGAAACAGGCAATGGAACAGTTTGGAATCAAGAAGTTTGAATCCGACATTCTAAACATCACCTATGTTCCGGAAGGCACACAAAGCAAGGTGGACACCACTAAACTAAAGAAACTTTACCCGGACATTGCTGAAGAATGCACCAAAGTTTCAAAAACTTCTGCCTACATCAAAGTTACCGTGAAAGGTGGTGAATGAAATGCCGACATCTATTTGGATTACCCTGATTATTTGCGTCACGGTTGTTGCGGTGGCTTGGATTGGAAACAGAAAGAAGTGATTGAATGGCAGCAGAAAAGAACTTTGAAAACCGCTTGAAAAAGTGGCTTGAATCTGAAGGGGTTTACCCCATAGGAACTGAAAATCAGAAAATCACTGTCACACCTTGTGGGTATTATGAAAAAAGATGGGGTGGTGGTTATTCCAAAAAGGGGTTGCCTGATATGCACATTGTGGTGAATGGAATCAATATTGATGCAGAACTGAAGGCATCCAATGGCAGACCTTCAGACCTTCAGAAGCACAATGTCATTCAGATCAATCAGTCAGGCAGCATTGCAGTGATTCTTTACCCGGAAGGGTTTGAAGAATTCAAATCAATAGTGAAAGGGGTGAAAGAATGCAATGGTCACATAGCAGGGTTGAAGCGTTTGAAAAATGCCCATTCAAGTACAAGCTGCGATATTGTGACAAAATACTGACCTTACCGCCTGAGAATGCTGACAGTCCACTTATTATTGGCACAGCACTTCACACAGGGTTGGAAAAGGGTGTGACAAAAGCAATTGATGAATACTTCATGTCATATCCAATAATCACAGATGACCATATCAATGAAGCAATGAAGCTTGAAAGCTTGATACCAAGGGCAGCAAAGCTGATTCCCAAAGGGGATTTTGAAGTTAAGATTTCAACGGAAGATTTCATTGGATATATTGACCTTCTTGCACCAGTGACAATGTTCCATGATTCAGAAGTTCCGAATCAGTATGACATCTATGACTTTAAGTATTCCAATAACATCAGCAATTACAAACAGTCAGACCAGTTGCACATATACAAATATTTCTTTGAAAAGTGCAACCCTGGAAAGCACATCAGAAACCTTTTCTTCTTGTTTGTTCCGAAGGTCAATATCAAGCAGAAGAAAACCGAAGATTTGTCAGAGTTTAGGAAAAGAATTCTTGATGAATTGAAGGGTGTTGAACCCGAACTGGTTCAGATTGAATATGACCCAAACAAGGTCATCAACTTCTTACTGAACACAAAGCACACCATTGAAGCAACAGACTTCAATAAAAACCCTGGTTACTTATGTAACTACTGCGAATATCAAAATTATTGTGAGAAAGGACATGATTATATGTTATTACCAAGTAAAGAAAGAAGAAACATTGAAAAAGTGGAAAAGAGGGTCATGTGGATTTATGGTGTGCCATTCTGCGGAAAGACCACCTTTGCAAATGCCTTTCCTGACCCACTGATGCTGAACACAGATGGAAACATCAAGTTTGTGGATGCCCCCTATATTCGCATCAAGGATGATGTGAAACTGGAAGGGCGAATGACCAAAAAAACCTTGGCATGGCAGATTTTCAAAAACATTCTTGACGAACTGGAAAAGAAGGAAAACGAGTTCAAAACCATTGTGGTTGACCTTGTGGAAGATTTGTATGAATATTGCCGGCTGTTCATGTATGAACAAATGGGTATCAAGCATGAATCTGATGATTCCTTCAAGGCTTGGGATATGGTCAGGAGTGAATTCCTGAATACCCTAAAAAGGTTGATGGCACTTGACTATGAAAACATTATCCTGATTTCCCATGAGGACACAAGCAAGGACATCACCAAAAAGGGCGGTGACAAAATCACTGCGATTAAACCCAATATGCAGGACAAGGTTGCCTTGAAGGTTGCCGGGATGGTTGATATTGTCGCAAGAATTGTTGCTGATGGCAATGAAAGAACTTTCAATTTCAAATCCAATGAAGTCATTTTTGGTGGTGGCAGACTGAAAACGGATGCCAAGGATATTCCGCTTGATGTCAATGAACTGTTTGCAGTCTATGATGAAGCGAACAGGAACGCTGTCAAGAAGGCACAGGGCAAGGATTCAGAGCCTGTCAAAGCTATGTCATCACCTGCTGCGGAAAGTTCGTCAGAAGGCAAGGAAACAGTCAGAAGGGGCAGAAAAAAGAAAGAAGATGACGAATTAAAGGAATCCATTGCTGCTGAATCTGCTGAATCTGCTGAAACCACAGAACCGGAAGCTGAAACAGCTTCTGAACCGGCTGAACCTGTTGAAGAAGTCACAGAGCAGGAAGCACCAGTTGATGAAAAACCTGCCGAGGAAAAGCCGAGAACACGAAGAAAAAGGACTTAACAATGTCAGAAGTATTGAAACTTAAAGATAATATGGTTCACACCGTATTTGAACCAAAGGACTTCAAGTGGTTGGTCGAAAAATATATGGGTTGGGATGCTGAAAGGTACTTCAATAACCTTGTGGAAGAACTTCAAGAAGCTGCTGACGGTATAGCACAGAAACTGAATAGTGATTTTGCAGCTTATGAATCTTCACTGGATTCCAACACAACCTGTTTCCAAGATATTCTTGAACAGCTTGAACAGATGGGAAACCTTCTTCAAGCATCAAGAATGGATAAAAGCAAAATGTTCAATTTAGTTGAACAAATTAAAAAACAAATAAATAATCAAATTTGAAAGGTAAAGGTGAATTAAAATGGCAGAAAAGAATATTTGGGATGAATTTGACAGTGCGATTGACACAAAGGGTCTTGCAGCGGATGTGAAGGAAGTACAGGAAAATGGTGCTACATACAAGGAAGTTCCGCATGGTGACTATGAAGTTGCCATTGACAAGTTGGAACTTGTGAAGTCCAAAGCAGGTGATCCTATGGTTTCCGTTTGGTTCAAGGTTCTGAACGGTGAATTCAAGGGCAGCAGAATCTTCATGAATCAGGTCATCAAGGAAGGTTTTCAGGTTCACATTGTCAATGAATTCTTGCGTTCCCTTGACACAGACCTTGACATTGAGTTTGTAACATACAAGCAGTATGCACAGCTTCTGATGGATGTACATGAAGCAATTGAAGGCAACCTTGAATATGTCCTTTCTTACAAGGAAGGCAAGAAAGGTTTCAGCATTTATGAAATTATGGAAGTTTTTGAAGTTGAATAAACCCTGTACCAAGGGGGATGGGATATTCCCATTCCCCTTGGATTTTCTGAAAGGATGGTGAAATAAATACTTTTTTATGATTTTGAAGTATTTACCTTTGATTGGTTGGTTGTCATCATGGACACTGATCAGAAGAAGGAAACGGTCATTGTCAATGATGCTGAACAACTTCAAGCAATCTATGATGCCCACATTAATGATATTTGGGTTGGTTTTAACAATAGGCATTATGACCAATACATCCTGAAAGGTATTCTTTGCGGTTTTGATGCAAAAAGAATAAATGATTTCATCATTGTCAAGGGAAATCCGGGATGGAAATTCAGCAGTATGTTCAATGAACTTCCACTGATCAACTATGATGTGATGTTGAACACTGACAGGGGTCTGAAGTCCTTTGAAGGTTTCATGGGAAATGATATCCGTGAAAGTCAAGTTCCGTTTGATATTGATCGGAAACTGACTGAAAAGGAAATTCAGGAAACCATCTTTTATTGTAGACATGATGTGCAGCAGACCATGAAGGTGTTCATGAAACGCATTGACGAATTCAACACCATGATCTATTTCATCAAGCACTTCAAACTTCCGCTTGCAGCACTGTCAAAGACCAAAGCACAGTTGGCAGCGGAAATCCTTGGTGGAAACCGTAAAGGTCAGATGTTTGATGATGAATTTGACTTTCCTATTTTGGACTGTCTTGAACTGAAAAAGTACAAATACATTGCTGATTGGTATAGAAACCCGGAAAATCACAACTATGAAAAATCACAAGATGGTGTGATGGTTGCAGGTGTTGAACACACCTTTTCTTGGGGCGGTGGACACGGTGCAAGACCAAAATATCACGCAAAGGGTGATTTCCTGATCATTGATGTCATTGCATATTACCCTTCACTTCAGAAAAAATATCACTTTGGTTACAGGGTGATGGATAATCCTGAAAACTTTGAGTTCATCCACGATTCCAACATTGAATTCAAAAGAAAAGGTGACAAGAAAGCAAGGCTTCCATTCAAGATAATGGATAATGCAATCAGTGGTCAGATGAAACAAAGGCAATCAGCCTTGTTTGATCCGATGTCAAACAATAGCATCTGCATCAATGGGCAACTTCTGCTGCTTGATCTGATTGAACATCTTGAACCTTATTGTGAACTTGTTCAGAACAATACAGATGGTATCATCATCCGGCTATTCAATTATGAAAGGGATTTTGACATCATTGATGACATTGTTGCCGATTGGGAAAGAAGAACCGGACTGCGGATGGACTTTGAAACCTTTTTCGGTGAAATCTTTCAGAAGGATGTCAACAACTATATGTTGATAGACCGGGAAACCGGTGCAATGAAAGTCAAAGGTGCATACATCAAGAAACTGTCTGATCTTGACTATGACCTGCCCATTCTGAATAAGGCGGTTGTGGACTATATGGTTGAAGGTATTCCGGTTGAACAGACAATCATGCAGTGTGATGATCTGAAGGAATTCCAATTGGTCAGCAAGATTTCAAACAAATACACCTGCATTCTTCACGGTGAAAAGCCGATAAAAGAAAAGTGCATCCGGGTATTTGCATCTAAGAACAGTGCTGATCAGGGTGTGAAGAAAGTCAGCATCAGAACCGGCAAACCGGAAAAGATTTCAAACAGTCCTGAACACTGCTTCATTTGGAATGATGAAGTGAACGATGTCAAAGTTCCGGACAAACTTGACAAACAGTGGTACATCAGAATGGCACAAAAAAGACTAAATGATTTTGGAGTGGTGTAATGGAAAAATTAAGAATTGAATGGAATGACCGTTCAAAGGGTTTCATGGAATTGAATGTTGATAAGTTTTTCCCTTGCACTGCTGACAAGGCAACCAAGGGGTTCAAACTTGTGGCAAGATGGTGTTCTGATGAAACCATAGCAGAATTGAAGGAATATCTTCTGACAGAACAAGCGGAAGTCAAAAAGATGTTGGACAAACCCCTTCTTGATGAAGATATAAAGCACCTGCAAATGCTTTACAAGCGTTATGCAGCAAATATCAAAACATTGGAAAAATACACAGAAAGGAAGTGATTGAAAATGTCATTTTTCAAAGGTTATGTCATGACCGAAAACAAGAAGTGCATTGAAAAATTCAAGGACAGGACTGACTTCAAAACACTTGAACAGGTTCAGTCACTTCCGGAATATGCAGGGATTCTTGCCCCTGATGCAATCCTGATTGACATTGATGATGAAGAACAGTCAGAAGTGCTGCTTGACATTTGTGACAAGGAAAATGTTCTTTGCAAGATTCTGAAAAGCCGGTCAGGAATGCACTTCCTGTTCAAGAACAGCAAAGTGGACAAATGCTTCACAAAGACCAAACTTGCTTGCGGTTTGCGTGATATTGACATCAAATCCGGATTCAAAAACAGTTATGAAGTCCTGAAGATTGATGGCAAAGACCGTGAAGTGCTGTATGACATCCTTGAAGGTGAAGAATATCAGGAACTTCCCAAGTGGTTGTTCCCGGTCAGAAGCACAACAGAATTTCTTGATATGGAAGCCGGTGAAGGAAGAAATCAGGCACTTTTCAATTATATTCTGACACTGCAATCAAATGACTTTTCTGTTGAAGAAGCAAGGGAAACCATCAGGATTATCAATACATATATTCTGAAAGATTCACTGTCTGAATCAGAACTGCAAGTGATTTTGCGTGATGATGCCTTCAAGAAACCGGTCTTTTTCAAGGGAAATACATTCCTTTTTGATAAATTTGCAACTTATTTGAAAAACAACCATCACATTATCAGGATAAACAACCAATTGCATCTTTACAGGGATGGAATCTATATCAGCGGATATTCAGAAATTGAAGCAGAAATGATTAAACACATCCCACAGCTTAACAGGGCAAAAAGGACAGAAGTGCTTTCATACCTGGACATTATGATTCGTGAAAACACCCCTGCTTCCCCTGCTCACATGATTGCTTTCAGAAATGGCATCCTGAACATTAAAGATGACAGCTTCATTCCTTTTTCACCTGACATTGTGATTACAAACAGGATTGAATGGGATTACAACCCCCATGCTTATTGCGAACTTACAGACAAAACCCTTGACAAAATTGCTTGCAATGACCCGAACATAAGGGCATTACTTGAAGAAGCAGCGGGATTCTGTATGTTCAGAAGAAATGAACTGGGAAAAGCGTTTATCTTAACTGGTACAGGAAGCAACGGAAAATCAACTTATCTGAACATGTTGAAGCACATGCTTGGAAAGCACAATGTTTCATCCCTGGACTTGAAAAAGCTTGGTGACAGATTCAGCACAGTGATGTTGTTTGGAAAGCTTGCCAATATAGGTGATGACATATCTGATGAATTCATCATGGATGCTTCAATCTTCAAGAAGATAGTCACTGGTGAAACCATTGATGCTGAACAAAAAGGTCAACCAAAATTTGAATTTGAACCTTATGTGAAGCTGTTCTTTTCTGCAAACAACATTCCAAGGATGGGTAAAGGAAGGGATTCTGCTGCAATATTAAGGCGGTTGATTATTGTTCCATTTGATGCAAGGTTTACTGTTGATGACCATGACCATGACCCACATATTGGTGATATGCTGCGGTCACAGGAATCAATGGAATATCTGATTCAACTTGGTTTGAAAGGTTTGAAAAGAGTTCTTAAAACCAAGAAGTTCAGCGAATCAGAAAAAGTTCAAAAA